CTCTATCGTACTCTGTATTCAGTCCGAGACCCATTAGTTTGTCACGCTCTTCTTGAGGAGCCAACAAACTAATTCGTTGCATACTCTCTTGCGGTACTTCAAGATCAACTTTATCTTCCACATCCAGAACAATCTGGTGTAGTTCTTCTATTGATTCTTGGGCGCTGGCAAACAGCACTGAATTATCAATGTAACGATCAAGAGAGTTGAGAATTTCTTTTTGAGTGTATTCATTTTTCAAATACTCAAGTAGAATATTTGGATCTATATCCACATCTATCTTTTCCAGAGCTAATAATTTATCTCTGGTGGCAGAGTGGCGAATACTTAATCTGAGATCATCGAACGTAGGGAACGTATGAAAATTTTCGCAATGCTTATCAATGTGGTCATATAGCAAGTGAAATTCACTGGGCAGGTACTCTTTACGCAGATATGTCCACGTTTCAAAGTCGCACAATGAAATACACTGCTTTATTAAAGCACTGGAAATATTCAACTGTTCCCCCGAACATAAAAAGGCCGGCCCCCATAAGAGAGCCAGCCGCCTACATCAAATAAAATTACTGAGCAGCTTTGGCGGCTTTAGCAGCGCCATCGTAGTCAGAAGCAGTCAAACCGCGTCGAGTAAGCATAGTCTTAACACCACGAGGAGTCTTGCCAATTGCTTCGGCAATAGCCTCTACAGACATAGAAGCTACGTCGAGATCCGCAAGAGGATCTGCATTAGAAGCACCTTTTGTGTTTTCTTGGCGAGGGATAGCATTGATATCACCAGAGCGCAGCAGGCTCAAAGCCTTACCACGAATACTGTTGACAGAGCGTCCCAGAGCTTCAGCGATTTGCTCAACAAATGCGCCGTTGTTTACCATAGAAACAAAAGTTGCTTCTTCTTCAGGTGAGTAGGTACGAACGCTTTCTACCTTTGGAGCAGGCTTAACGTGGTCAGTCAGCTCCATACTCAGGATCTTGCCCTGAATAGACTTGGCAGAGAAAGCACCACCTTCGAAATGCTCTGCGATTTGAGCATAAGTGTACTGACCAGAGTTGTCAGTAACGAAGGTGCGGAGGGTTGCTTCTTGGGCTTCGCTGAAAGATTTTCCAGCTGCAGCAGAAGCAAGTTCTACTTCAAATCCCATCTTTCGCAGCTTGCTAGAGATAGAACGAGTAGAGGTGTCAAGCTGCTCTGCTGCTTCTGCAACAGTAGCTTGAGATACGGGGCTTTCGCCCCCAACAAAATTAGTGAGAGCGGCAGTGCGCTCATCAGTCCACTTGGGAAGTGCCATATGTTTTCTCCAAAAAGGATTTTAAATCCGTGACAATATTTATACCAGAATCTCTGGCTTGTTTAGTTTTTGCCGATTCTACGCCACTTTCATTTACAAGAATCGTTACATCTTTTGTAAGGCTAGATTTAACTTCATATCCATAGGAGGATAGAACTTCGGCGGCCTCAGCTTTAGTTTTGAAACTTTTCAAACGTCCACTGATACATACAGCGCCGAGTATTTCAGTTTGTTTCTGTTTTACAAACTTCATATCAAAAGGCAAAGCCCCGTCATAGAAGCAGTAAAAATGATTATCCAGCCAATCACATAAACTTTCTGTTGCTTTCGGGCCCAATCCGGCACGCTTACAAGTGTCTGGTGTAATTTCAGTAATAGATTGCACAGTCTCAGACAGCTTCATCGTTGCCGTTTTTCCGATTAAAGGAATACCAAAAGCAGGTAATACCATATTGAGGGGAGCAGAAGCAGAGTTCCAGATTTCTTGATACAGTTTAGTACCTAGCTTATCGCCCAAGTTGTGGCAAAGCTCTTCGATATTAAACTGGTAAATCTCATCAAAGTCTTCAACTTCTAACTTCTCAATAGTTGCAGGGCCGAGACCCTTAATCTTCAGAGTTTTTGCAAAATGCTCAATCTTTTTAGCTTTCTGTGCCGCGCAACTAATATTGTGACAATATAGAATATCGCGGACAAAAGAAAGCTCACCACAACAAGACGGACATTCCGTAGGCGGTACGATTTCTTTGAACATTTAGACTACTCCGAAAATGTAAAATATATTATACGAAAAGTTGAGGTAAAAGTCAAGAACTATTTTTTGGCAGGTCTACCCTGCGAACAATTCGTGGAATGATATCTCCACTGCGAATAACTTCTACCGTGCAACCTATCTCTAGTTCCAGGCTGCGAATGTACTCAATGTTGTGTAGAGTAGCCCTGCTCACAATGGCTCCTTCCACTTCGACCGGACTAAGAATAGCAACTGGGCTGACTACGCCTGACTTGCCAACTTGCCACACAACATCGAGTAATTCTGTATGTACGCCCTCCTTCTGCTCTTTAAGAGCAAAAGCGCCGCGAGGGTGATGAGCTGTATATCCCATTTTCTTGAAAGATTTTTGATTGTTAAGACGGTACACCCAACCATCTGTTGGATAGTTGGAGTGGTCGAAGGTCGTAACAACATTAAACCCTTCATGGGCCAATGCGTCCATTGCAGATTCGTAATAAGTATAGTCAGACTTAAAATGCATGTCGTAAGCGACAAAGACTAAATCCCGGGCTCTCGCCCGAAATTCACAAATGTCTTTAAGGTTTAACAACCCCGATGCGACATTACGCGCATTGGTGACAGACGAGGGACAAACTACTTCGCCGGTAATCTGCAACTCTCCGCCGAACGGCACAGTAGCAGGTACAAGCTCTTCTAGTTTGGTGGTAACATCTCGGCCAAGATTACCGTCGCCTCGCGTCAATCCGAGTGCAAAGTGCCCATTTACATAAAGTAAAGACACAGCAGCTCCATCTAACTTTGGAGTACGAATGTACTTTGAGTTAGGCGTAGGAATATCATCTAAACTAAAAACTTTTTGAAGGGAGTACATACGATATAAGTGGGGCACTCCATCAGTTACCTGATAGCCCACTTGATCGTAATTATACTTTTTAACAAGAGCGTCAAACTCTTCGTCCGAAATAATCGGAGCACCAGAGTAGTAACAAGCACTTGCTTTTTCAATAAAATCTTTCATATATTTCCTCACTCAGACCATATATTATACAGAAAGAAGAAAGAAAAGTCAAGAATTATTTTATGTATAAGTCCTGGATAAGATCAGAAAAATGTTCTTCTATGATTTCTTTGCTTTCTGCAAGGCTAAGTATCTCTACTAGCCCTGAGAAAAGTTCTCGACTGTTATTAAAGTCAAGAGGAAATGCAACTCCATCTGGAGTAGGGCACCACTCTTCATCAAAGCTAAGATAATATTTTCTTAAATGTAAATACTCTACACCACGAAACGTACTTACAGTTAATCGTATCTGTATTTCTTTTTCTTCATCATAATGTACAATACGTTCGTACATTTCTGGAGATGCGTGAAGTTCCATGTCTAATCTCCATTCTTTAAAATGGATGCTAGCGGAACTACGCTAGTTACATTTTTTGGCTTTAATAATCTATATGAGTCTGTATCCCAACAAAAAAGCAAAAGAGTACTGTCAGACTCTTTTGCCCGATTTCTTTTGTCTTGGATATAAGGTGTAGAGAAGTCTAGCGTGCAAACATTATATTTGAGTTTACCACTATTTTCACTTCGGTAACTTATTACCGCGTCACCATACTCATTTACGAGTCGTGCTAGTTCTTCTTTTTTCACAAGTGCTCCTAAGAAGCGGGTTGGCAGAATTTTCTACCGTCCTCATCATCTTAGGAGCAAAACTTTATGAATTAATTGCTGAAATAACACCTGTAAAGTATACAGCCGCCTTACCAGTAAGTTTATCAAGAATTTCTTGGTCAACTTCTTGGCCTGCATCAGAGATTGCAGCAGACAGACTTTCGATAGCAGCAGCTTTTGATACTCGCCCGCTACCACCATTCGAGGCTGGTTTGCTGCCACCAGAAGCGGGGCTCTTCTTTACATATACGCCTGCTTTGGTAAGAATCATTCGAACACCGTTTGGTGACTCTTCAAACTCATCCGCAAGCTCCGCGACGATCTCCATACTATTTTCTGGAGTTGGATTTGCAGCTTCGTATTGCTCGATTACCGCTGCTTTCTTTTCGTCATCCCATGCCATTCTTCGTTTCCTTCTACGTTGTGAAATGGTAGCTCCAGGACAATTTCCCAGAGCCGCTAGTTGTGATAAATAAAATCGGTCTCCCATTGGTTCCCTCATCTTCAATACACATATTATACTTCTATTGAAGATGAAAGTCAAGAAATTTTTTTAGATACGTGATAAATCGACTCCGTATTCTTTTAGGTGTGACAGCTTGCCTAAATCATATGCCAACTGAGTTGCAGCAAAACCGCCTCCAGTTGCAGTTGTCCATCTTTCACTGTAATCGTCATCAATTTTTTCAATTACCCAAATATTGTATGCTTTGCTACCATACTTCTTTTCATAGTTTACATCTTTGTACCCTGGCATTTCAGCTTGATAATCTACTGATAATTCTGCCCGAATTATGGCAGGGCCATGGTATTTGGCCGACCAGACTATTTCTCCCTCTTCGAATGATTCGGCCACGCATTCTTCTGGAAGAAAGTCGTACCGTCCTTCCTCTTTTTGAGGTACGCCCACCCTCTCGATGATGCTTTTAACAAATCCGGATGAACGATAAAGTCCTGCTGCAATTGTAGAGATGGGTTCGCCGGATAAGAATCCAGTAACCGCATCTGCCACTTCGGCTGTTGTGGCTGCTTTTCCTCTCTTTTGCGATTTTCTTTTTTCTCTATACGCTTTCGTTTCCAGAAAGTCATCTATGATTTTCTGGAGTCGTGTTGTATTGTATGCTATATTCAGGAGGCTGCAGGCTTCCTTCTTTGTTATAGGAGATGCCCCATCCTGCGCATTCAAGAGGGTTATCACTTTCTGTATATTGGTATCGGATAAGTTCTCTGACTCTTTTTTCTTGATCCTTTTCAATTTTTGCTATCTCCCTATTTAAATACCATACTGCTTTACTTAAATCTTCTACTGGATCTTCACTTTTAACTCCAGCTCTCCAAATATATTTTATTGCATTACCCAAACAAAAGTTCATGTGCTCGGTAATTTCAATACACTCTACTCCACTCGGATGTGCACGATAGTGCGGTGGCTGATTTACTGTATCTACCATTGGTTGTGCCTCTTGTCTTGAGATTGTACTAAGTATTCTATATACTTATCTGCCTGCTCTTTTGTGGGAAATTTTCCTACAGTTTGAAACTGTTCTCCTTGCTCTGAAGTTACAACAACTCTCCAAAAGCTATGTTTTTCACCGTAGTGAGCTTCTATTATTTTATATTTTCTCATCAAACAAACTCTGTAACTGTTCTTCTCGCTCAAGTCCTGCCAGTTTATGAGCAGTATGATACTCTTTACAAACTTCGTCAAAAGTATTCCACATATTGTCAAATTTAACTTCGTACAGCTCTTTTATAGCAAAATACTTGTTCATAAGGGCATCAGCTAATCTGCCGTCCATGCCTTCCCAATCAGGGCTTTCTACAAAATACTTAGTTACTCTTTCAATGTCGTCAGTAACATTCGCAAATTGTAGCATCTCTTGTTCTAAATCAAAAATTGAGTTACTCATCAGTTACTCCAAAATAACTTAGTGTAAGTTTAAACGCCTCTATATGCTTGGCCATTTCAATCAAATCTTCCTCTTTATCAGTAGAGAAAAAGCCCCCGCAGGTCTCGGTTTCTTCTCCGCGAGCTTTTAAATTATGCTTCATATCCGCAATTGTTTGCTTTAGGTTTTCTACAATTAAAAAATCTGCGGTATCAGAATTAATATCAATTTCAACTTTCATTTCGCTGTAATCCTCTTCTCGTAGTCTGCAAGATCATCGTCCCACCAGCTGGGTTTGGGTCTGTGAGACCAAACGGCAAAAGTAGCCTTGTCGAGATGATAATAGTCACGATAAGACTGTACAGGATTGTCATAGTCTTTGAGCACGTCTGGCATTGCCAATCCGAAAGTGGTAAATCCAAGTCTTTCCATCTTGACAGGCTCCGGTAGCTTGTTGATGACTGTGACTGATTTATGCTGTTTTCCGTATCGGTAGCGATATTCTTCTCCAAGTGCATTGCCATAACAATGAGTCCACTCGTAATTATCCAAAGAACTACGTGCCCATATAGTACAAGGATGATTGTACATCATAGGCAAGTAGGGAGTGAGAGGTCTGCTTTCAGGGGGTAGATGTTTAATCTCTTTCTTCAAAGAGTTAAGATAATCGGACTCTTGTTTTGTTAAAGCCCGGGGTATAAAACCTAGATGCACGTCTACCCAAATAGCTGTGCAGCATATCTGGGCAACTTCCAACGGCATCTTTACAATATGTTTGTCAACGTGAGCTTCTGCACACGCGTCTAAATCCTCATCGAGGTAAAAAAGATTCATAAGTCCTCCAATCAACATATATTATACATTGATTGAAAAATAAAGTCAAGTTACATTTTCTAATCTGGTCATTAATCTTTCTGCACGATTTGTTACTTGTCGATACCACTTCGAGTCTCGTCCTTCTTCTGCAGCCTGTTTCCAGTTATGCTGAGACAAATGAAATCTCATCTGTCGAAATTTTTCTAATCGTGTTTGTCCAAGGTTAAAACACATATTTACCATTATTCGCTGTACTTCTTCTGGCCAGTTGTGCCACTGTCCGTATAGCATTTCACATCCCTTAATGGCATACTCAATGTCTGTATCGAATAGCTCCCTGGATCGTTCTGCCGTAATTGGAGTCCCGGGAGGTTTTCCAAACTCTTCATCTTTTTCTGTGACCAAGTGTCCGATACCAATAGTAGGGTATCCCAAGTGATCAAGATAGACTTCCAGCACTTCTCCTTCATCTGCTTTAATTTCTTCATATAATTTTTCACGATCCATGTTTACTCCTGTAATCCGTGATGGCTGCTTTAATTGCATCTTCCGCTAGTACACTACAGTGTATCTTCACAGGCGGGAGTGATAGTTCTTTAGCAATTTGGACATTGCTGATTTCTCCCGCTTCGTCAAGGGACTTTCCTCGAACCCATTCTGTGAGAAGTGATGAAGAAGCAATAGCACTGCCGCATCCGTAAGTTTTGAATTTAGCATCTTCAATAATTCCGTCGGGCGATACTCTGATTTGAAGTTGCATGACGTCTCCACACGCTGGAGCACCTGTGAGGCCTGTTCCGACATCTGGAGCATCTTTGTCAAGCTTTCCGACATTTCTGGGATTTTCATAATGATCTAGTACCTTTTCTGAATACATTTAAACCTCCTCGGCTACAACTCTACAGTTCGGCCAGTTCTGATTTACACTGCAATCAACTCTTTTAATTTCTACTGTAGTGCATCCGCTAATCAACAATACGAATACCACTACTCCTAGTCTCTTTCCTAAGTAAATCACTTGCTTTATACCTCCATACATTTGGTAGAAGCCCGTGAACAAATAGTATAAACGCTACTTTCCAGGCTCCGAACAAATGTTCGAAATAAGATTTATTTACCTCTTCGAGATGATTGTCCATCGCCATACCACATTCCTCCTGCAATACTTAGCACAGCAACTATAAAAAATATCATAAATATTTTATCTTCCGCTCCCATCAAGGGCATACCTTATAACTATAATAAAGAGTTATACCTAGCCCGATTGGAGCGATTAAAAATACTGTTAATAGTCCAACTATTCCCATTCACATACTCCATTTGCCGTGTGATACACTAAGCAATGTTCCTTTTCTTCAGGAGAATAAGTAGCGTAAGATATAAGCACAAGAATAAATACTATTGTAATAATTACGTCGTCAAAATCAAATGGAGTCATTAAGTTGCTAACTCAAAATGATGAGGATCTAAATGTAATCTTGTGCCGTTTTCTACACACCATTCAATATACCAATTTTGTAAATCTTCCATAAGTCCTTCGTACTTTGTCAAGTCATCGCAATGCCATGCCCCGCCCCAACGAATACCTACACCCAAGTCTTGGGCTGCAAATTTCATGCTCATAGCAACCTCATCGTAAACCTCGAACTCGGGAGAGATTCTTCCCTCCACGACAGGTACAATGTCCACTGCGGCTCCATATAAGTGAGCAGAATGTGCTGCGGATTGAGTTACTCCTTTACGAAAAAACTCATGCTGATCGTCAGAAGTTCTTTTGCCATGAATAACCTGGATTTCAATGTCTGAAATCGCTACGGCTCTTCGAACAACCTCTGCTAGAATAGGCTGTACACCTTCTAGCAGAGCTTCTGATTCTTCTGTTAAGAAGTATTTTTGGTCTGGATGCGTTTCTTTGTTGTAGTAATTCATTATTTATCCTAGCGCATTAAGCGTAACAAATATTGTAGAAGCTGTCCAGATGCATAGAAAATATATTCCATAAGTATTAATCGGTCTCCAGACAGAATTAGTACATCTTTCTTTCATATATGTTTATTCTTCCTCCAATTCGAGAATTCCTTGCTGTACAAGAAAATCCACTGTCGATTCTACTCCTGTGCGCCTGCCCAAATAAAAAGCATGAAGGGCACACCCGCACATACAGACAGCAAAAATTAAATAAGTACTAACCAAGTCAGTCTCCTTTTTTCGTTAAATGAATGGTATTTTTATGGGGATATTATAGCAAAATATACACCATCTGTCAAGAAATATTTTTTGGAGTACCACTTCTTAAAAATAATGCTTGACTTCGAACCTCACTTCGAATATAATATATGTCATGAAAGAATATTCAAAGCGACCATGGTCAATTCGAGAAAGAATGGTGTTGAAACAACACTATAGAACCATGTCTATGGAACGACTTATAAATGAACTGCCCGGTCGCACAGAAAACTCGATACGCAAACAAGTAGCGTACCTACGTAAAAGAGGTTGGAGTTTTTAGGCAAAAGGAGACCAATGCCAAAAGTGAGAGTAAGAAATAATAACGTAGATGCTGCATTAAGAGTTTTCAAGAGAAAATGTTCAGAAACATTGTGGGACTATAAACAAAAGGAATACTATGTACCAAGAAGCGAGAAGCGTCGACTGGCAAAGCAAGCAGCAATTGCTAGATTTCGAAGAAAGAGAGGAAATGATGAACGGGACAAATTTCGAACTCGTAGGTGATTTCATGGAGGCTTTCGGTCAGAAAGTCGAAACACAACCTACATGGCCCGACTTTAACACTCGGGAACTACGAGTAGATTTAATACAGGAAGAAGTGGATGAGCTTGTAGAAGCGATTGCACAAAAAGACATGGTGGAGATTGCTGATGCACTCACGGATATACTTTATGTGGTTTACGGAGCCGGTCATACATTCGGCATTGATCTTGATGAGTGCTTTGCTGAAGTACACTTGAGCAATATGAGCAAGCTCGGAGATGATGGAAAGCCGATCAAAAATGAAGCTGGCAAGGTAATGAAAGGCCCGGGGTTCTTTGCTCCTGACCTGGAAAGCATTATACTCAGTTCGTAAAAAAGGGGCTCTAGGCCCCTTTTAACGTATTAAACAAAGTATTCGTAATATATGAATACAAATAGTAAACCTAAAACTATTGCATAGATATCGTCCACCTGTGCCTCCAATAAAATA